GAAGAAGGATTACAAGTAGGTTTATCAGCACAACAGGTTAGAGATGTTGTACCTGAGGTTGTTCACTTAGCACCATTTGATTCCGATTACGATGAAAATGGAAATCTATATTCTAAATCTGGTGAAGATTACTTAACAATAAAATACGATAGATTAATTCCTTTAGTAATTGAAGGTATTAAAGACCAGCATAAGATTGTAAGTTGGAACAACACCAAAATGAAAGAATTAGAAGGTATTATTGAAAAACAACAATCTGAAATTGAAGAATTAAAAAAATTAGTAAAACAATTAATTAATAAAGGTTAATCTTTTTACTAATATAGTTATATTTATAAACATAAAGTAAAAAAAACAAAATGGCTTTAGAAATACAAAAACAAATAGGTACAAGTAGAGGTATCACTTCTGAAGGATATGTAAGAATAGAATCTTTTGAATTTAGAAAATCAAATGGTACATTAAGAGTATATCCCACATTATATCTAAATGAAGGAGCTGCTTCTAGTGCTTCTAGAGATTTATTTGATGAACATTCACCTGCTATGTTAGTTGAAGAATGGGAAGCAAAGAGTTATGAGGTAAAAGAGGTGTATAGTTTTCATTTAACAGAATCTCAAGTTAGAAGTAGAGAATTTTTAAGAGTAGAAACTGTATCTTCATCTGTAGAACAAATGGTTCCAGACCCAGAAGACCCTGAGAATATGATTACTCAATCTTCTTGGACATACGATACTGTAAATGTTAGTGGTAGTGAAGAATATACAGCAGATGTAATCACAACTAATGCATTAACCGGCTCATCTATTTATGATTTTGCATATCCATTATTAAAAACAGAACTAAAAGAAGTTTTTGGTGATGTTATTGTGAATGTGTAGTTAAAATCTTAAATTCATAATAACCTATGTACAATTTAAGTTTGATTGTATGTGGTTAATAGAAATGAAATTTATCTTTTGGAGATTTTCGTTATATTTATATGTGTATTTGATTTATTTATCAAAATAAACTTATTGGAGAAATAAAATTATGGCAGAAAGAATAGTATCACCTGGAGTATTTACGAGAGAAAATGACCTTTCGTTCTTAGCGCAGGGAGTAGGAGAAATCGGAGCAGCGTTTGTAGGACCTTTTAAACAAGGACCAGCGTTTGTTCCAACGATTGTAAGAACACAATCAGAATTTGAAGATAAGTTCGGAACACCTGATGGAACTTATTATACAGAGTACGCAGTACAAAACTATCTTAGAGAAGCTGGAACAGCAACAGTTGTTAGAGTTTTGGGTAAAACTGGCGCTGATGCTGGTTATTCTCAAGTAACACCTGTTGGTTTAGTAGCTAGTGGTTCTGATGGTAGTCAAACACTTATTGCAACATTACATAATACTGTAAATGGTGATGACGAAGTAGGATTTGGTCCTTTTACTGTATCCCCATCATTAACTACATCTGGTTCATTTGTGGTAAGTGGTAGTGGATTAAGTAACATATCATCTTCACTATTATCATCAGCTGGTAATGATGTAACTGATGTATTTGGTTCTGACCCATTAGGTTCTAAAGAAGCTTATGTGTATTCTTACTTTAAAAATGCAGTAAATAGTATTAACTTAGAAGTTGCTAATGGTGAGGCAGTTACTGCTGAAGTACTTCCAACTCAAAACTTTACTTATGAAGCAAGTTGGGCATCTACACCATTTGTTAAATCACAACTAATCTCAGGTGTAAGAAGTGATTTATTTAAATTCCATACATTAGGATATGGAACAAATGAAAACTCCAGATTCAAAATTTCAATCTCCAATGTGAAAGCTGCCGGTGAAGATGGAGGTACTGATTATTCAGTATTCACAGTAATTATTCGTTCATTCTCTGATACGGATAAAAGACCTGTTGTATTAGAAACATTTAGTAATGTAAACTTAGACCCAGCATCACCAAACTTTATCGCTAGAAGAATCGGTGATAGATATTTAACTATCGATTCAAATGGTAAGATTACTGAAAATGGTGATTGGGTAAACAATTCAAAATATATTAGAGTACAAGTAGCAGCTCAGGGTTCATATCCTGTATCTGCTGCACCATTCGGACATGGAGCATACTCTAACCCAATTAAAGCAACCGATGAAACTATCGTTCCAGCAGTTGTTTACCAAACCGGTTCAGTAGTAAATACTGCTGGTAACCCAACATATTTTGCTGGTTTCGATTTCGAAACAGTTGGTGTAAAATATGATAACAACAATTATATCAAACCTTTACCTGAAAGTGTAGGAGTTGGTTCGAATGTTGATTTCGGATTCGATTCTCAACTTTCTTATGTAATGAGTGGTTCTGATTCATCTGATATGGTGAAGAGACAATTTTCAATTGCATTCCAAGGTGGATTTGATGGACAATCACCTGCAACTAATATCAACTTAGGTTCTGATATGAGTGCTGGTAATTCGCAAGGACTTGATTTATCATCAACTACGGCTGGTGGTTACCTATCATACTCTAAAGGTTTGAACGCAATTTCAAACGCTGATGAGTGGGATATCAATATGTTAGTAACTCCTGGTGTTGTAAGAACATTACACCCAGCAGTTGTTAGTAAGGCAATTGATGTTGTTGAAGCTAGAGCAGATGCATTTTACATCGCTGATTTCGCTGATGCTAGTTCAACAATTTCTGATGTAACAACTCAGGCAAACGCAGTAGATTCTAACTATGTTGGAACTTACTATCCTTGGGTTAAGACAGTAGATACAAACACTAATAAATTAGTAAGTGTTCCACCTTCAGTATTATTACCTGCTGTGTACGCAGCAAATGACGCTATCGCAGCTGAATGGTTCGCACCTGCTGGTTTAAATAGAGGTGGTATCATAGGAGCAGCATCAGTATTGAATAGATTAACTCATTCTGAAAGAGATACTTTATATGAAAACAAAGTAAACCCAATCGCAGCATTCCCTGGACAAGGTATTGTGGCATTCGGACAGAAAACATTGCAAGATAGAGCATCAGCATTAGATAGAATCAATGTTAGAAGATTATTAATCAATGTTAAGAAATTTGTAGCATCTACATCTCGATTCTTAGTATTCGAACAAAATACGGCATCGACTAGAGGTAGATTTATCAACACTGTACAACCTTACTTAGAAGGTATCCAACAAAGACAAGGACTGTACGCATTTAAAGTAGTTATGGATGAGACTAACAACACACCTGATGTGGTTGATAGAAACATTTTAGCTGGACAGATATTCCTACAACCTGCTAAGACCGCTGAATTCATTGTAATTGATTTCAACATCTTACCAACGGGAGCATCGTTCTCAGCATAAAACAAAAAAATGAATAACTAATATTTATTAGTATAAAAGGGAAATAAAAAAATGGCAGAAGTATTAGAATTTAACGAAATGTTCTTCACCAACTTCGAACCGAAGATGAAGAATCGCTATATTATGGAGATTGATGGTATTCAATCATACTTAATTAAAACAGCAGCGAGACCATCTATCAATTTCGAAACTGTGAAGTTAGACCACATTAACACTTATAGAAAATTACAAGGTAAGGGTGAGTGGCAAGATATCACAATCACATTATATGACCCAATCGTTCCAAGTGGAGCACAACAAGTGATGGAATGGGTGAGATTAGGATATGAATCTTTAACTGGTAGAAAAGGATACGCAGATTTCTACAAAAAAGATATCGATTTCTATATGTTAGGACCTGTTGGTGATAAAATTGAACAATGGAAACTAAAAGGTGCATTCATTCAAGCAGCTAATTTCAATGATTTAGATTTCTCATCTAATGACCCTGCCGATATTGAATTAACGCTTTCGTATGATTACGCAATATTAGAATTTTAAGATATTATCCACTACTATCTATAAATTGAAGAAGGTTCTCTTAGTGAGAACCTTTTTTCGTTTTACAACTTTTTTATTTTGATATACTTATATATACAAACAAATAAAGGTTAATTATGAGCGAAAATAAATTTGATTTCCCAACTGAGGTAGTGGATTTACCATCAAAGGGATTAGTTTATCCAGAAGGACATCCTTTAAGAAAAGGAAACATTGAGATTAAATATATGACAGCAAGAGAAGAAGATATTCTTGCATCACAATCTCTAATTAAAAAGGGGGTAGTTTTAGATAAACTATTTGAATCAGTAGTAGTAGAGCCAGATGTTGATATCAATGATATCTTTATTGGTGATAAAAACGCTATTCTTTTAGCAACCAGAGTAATGGGTTATGGTGCTGATTATAAAGTAGAAGTAACTGACCCATCTACATTAGAACCACAAACAGTAACTATTGATTTATCTAAAGTAAAAACCAAAGATTTTGATGAAAAAATCTTAAATGGTGATAATTTGTATAAATTTACTTTACCTAAAAGTGGAACTGAATTAGAATTTAAACTTCTTACACATGGTGATGAAATTGAAATCACAAAAGAAAATCAAGCATTGGTTAGATTGTACAAAGGTAAAGGTGATACTTCATTCGATGTAACTACTCGTTTGAAATATATGATTCAATCGGTAGATGGTAATCAAGATAGAGGATATATTACTAAGTGGGTTCAAAATTCATTCTTAGCATTAGATACAAAAGCATTCAGAAAATTTGTTAGAGAGTTAAGTCCTGATATGGATTTAACATTCAACTTTGTTTCAGAGTTGACGGGTGAAGAGGAGGCACTCGATATCCCGTTTGGGGTATCGTTTTTTTACCCTTCCGAATGATTATAGTATCCAACTTCATAACCAAATTTGGGAGTTGGTTAACTTTGGTAATGGATTTACTTGGAGAGATGTTTACTTCATGCCAATCCAATGGAGAAAGTTTTACTTTAAGAAATTGGTCGATTTAAAAAAGAAGGAAGCAGACGAATACAAAAAAGCAGAACGTAAATCAAAAGTAAGGGTTAGGAAATAATCCTTACTTTTTTTTTATCCAATATTTATAGATGTATAAAACTATAAAGAGATTACCTATGTCAAAAGAAAAAACAAACGAAGGATTATTTGGGGCAGCCAAAAAATTCTCTGATGCATTTTTTGATGGTTTGAAAACTAATGCAGTTAATAAAGCATTAAAACAAGCCGAAAAGAACAAAAAAGTTCCATCTCCTATTATTAAAAAAATGAAACAAATCGATAAACTAGCTAAAGAGCTAGAAGATGATTTAAAGTACTATTCATAATAATATCTCAGTATGGCTAGCAGAGACGAATTACAAATTTTACAACAACTAAGAAGAGAGTCAAAAGCTTATCTTGATGAACTTTTAGCGGGTAAAACTGCTGAAGGGCGCATTGATGCAAAAAAACTTCCGGAATATAAAGCCCAGCTAGCAAAATTAAAAGAGATAAATGAACAAATAAAAGAAATACAAGCCAATCACAAAATTGTAGTAGATAGTTTAATTCAACAAGAATCAAAACTAAAAGGATTAACTGGTATTCAAGCATCTTTAGTTAATTTAGATAGAGATAGGTTAAAAATACAACAAGGTCTTAAAGGGCCTACGCAAGATGCGATAAATTCAATTGCATCATTGAATCAGGATTTGTTATCAATGTCAGCTGAAGATTCTGTTGCACGAGAACTTCAAGAAAAATCTATAAATGAACAAATTGCAGCTTTAAGGAAAAAAGGAACTGTTAGTGAAGAGATTCTAAATAATTTAGAACAACAAAGAGATGTTGCCCTCAAAATGTCTGGATTGACTGAAAAACAGAAAAAATTCTTAAATAAACAATTAGAAGTATATGATGGTATAAAAGATACCATTGGTGGAATATTAGAAACTGCATCATTACTTACATCAACTGTTGGTGGAGTATTAGGTAGTGCTTTAATTGGTGCTGGTGTTGCTGGTAAAAAATTATTGAAAACTTCATATGAATTGGGTGGTTCTCTAACTTCTACCTCTAATATAGCAACCACATTATTTGGGACAGTGTTCCCAGACGCAGTTGGTGTTACTAAATCTCTTTCAAAAGAATTTGGTGGATTAAGTGATGTATCATTAAAAACACAATTCAGAACTAACGTAATAGCTAAGAACTTAGGTATTAGTGCTGGTGAAGCGGCATCTTTAACAGGTTCGTTTGCTCGTTTAAATGATGGTTCTGCCGAAACTGCACAAAACTTAATTCAACAAACCCAGAATTTAGCACAACAAAATGGATTAGTTCCTGCCGATGTAATGGCTGATGTAGCCGCATCTGCTGAAGAGTTTGCACTCTATGGTAAGGCTGGTGGTACGAATATAGCTGAAGCTGCTGTTGCTGCTGGTAAGTTAGGTGTTAGTATGAAAACCCTTAGTGGTATCACCGATAACCTATTAGATTTTGAATCATCGATAAACGCCGAATTAGAATTAGGTGCAATGTTAGGTAAGAATATCAACTTAGATAGAGCCAGAGCATTAGCATACGAAGGAGATATAGGTGGTTCAGTAAGAGAAACACTTTCCGCATTGGGTGGTATTGAGGAATTCAATAAAATGGATTATTTCCAAAAGAAACAAACCGCAGCACTATTAGGCGTATCGGTGGAAGAATTCCAAAAGATGGCTGATAATGCTGATAAATTGGATAAAAACGGCCAGATAACCTTATCTACTTATGATAAATTAACAAACACTGCTAAAGCATTTGGTTCGCAAATTTTGAGTGGTGTACAAGGTTTAGGTAGTGTGGCAGTTGCTGCTGGGCAGATGGGATTCAATTTAAAGGATGGTTTAAAATCCATGAAAGGAATGGGTGGGTTAACCGGAAAACTTAAAGGATTATTGGGTAAAGATGCATTATCAAAAGCAAGAAAGAACTTATCAGATAAACAAATAGCAGCTGGATTTGGGGGTAAGAAAGCCAAAGATATGTTAGCAGCTAAAACACCAAAAGTACCAGAAACTTCAGTTAGTGATAATTTAAATAAAACCGCAGGTAGTAAAGGACCTAAAGCTAGTAATTTACTAAAAGGTGCTGCTGCTATCCTTATTCTAGCAGCTGCATTATTCGTTGCTGCTAAAGCATTCCAAGAATTCGGTTCAGTAACATGGCCTGCTGTTGGGATGGGATTAGCTAGTTTAGTTGGTTTAGCTGCAATTGCTTATGTGTTAGGAAAAGCTCAAGGTGAAATGATTAAGGGTGCAATTGCTGTGGCTATTTTAGGAGCTGCACTTATTCCATTCGCATTCTCAATGAGTTTAATTGCTGGATTGGATATTGGTTCAGTAATGGCAGCAGCGGCAGGATTGGTAGTATTCTCAGCAGCTGTGTTCGGACTTGGTGCATTAATGATGACTGGTGTAGGGGCATTTATATTTGGTGCTGGATTAGCTGCATTAGCTGGATTGGGTGTATCTATGATGGTATTGGGTGCTGGTTTATTAGTTGCAGCAGCTGGATTCCAAGCAATTGGAGGTTCGATGGGAAGTGTGGTATCACTTATATCTCAAGTTAAAGATGTTTTAGGTGGTATGTTCCAATATATCGCACCTATTGCCGCATTAGCATTGGCATTGGTTGGATTAGCTGGTGCATTAACACTGGTTGGTGTAGCTGGTATTGCTGCTCTACCAGGTCTGATGGCAGTTGCTGCTGTTGGAACAATCGCAATGGGAGTTGGTTCTCTATTAGGATTTGGTGGAGATGAAGGTGGAGGTTCTGATTCTGATTTAATAACTGAAATTAGAGGATTGAGAGAAGATTTAAACAATGGTAAAGTTGCAGTTTACTTAGATGGGCAGAAAGTAACTGCTGGAGTTTCAAGAGTAGTAAGTAGAGTGGGAAGTAATTCTTACGCAACATAATATATTATGCCAACATTAGAAGAATTATTTAAAAGTAAACAATTACCCTCTCAGGGCGGAAAAACTGCTGAGGAAGCTTATGCTATTAGAGATAGTAAGGATATACGAATATCTTCATCAAATCCATTAGTGAATGTAACTGGTATGTTATTGGCTAGGGGTGCTAGAAAGTTGTTAGGAATTAGAACTGATGAATCTTTAGTAGAACAAGAAGTAACTGGTTTAAGAGTTATTAGATTTGGTTCGATACCTATGATATATGGTTCGGATACACCAAGAATAACTTTAAGAACAACCGATTCGATTTCAAAAATGAAAGCAGAGACATCTGGAGAAATAACAGGTGCTACTGGTTTAATGGCTAAGATAGGAAGTGCGGCATCAAGTGTAAAAAGTGCATTAGGATTACCAACCAAAGCAATTCCAACATTTGTAGTAAATGGATTGGAAAGTGAAAGAATTGGTGAAACTCAAAAAAGAATGAGCCAATTACAAAAGATTTTAAAATCAGCAGAAGGAACAGCTGCAGGAAAACTTTTAGGATTTATTGGTGAAAATGCTGGAGGTGGTACACCAGATGCTATTGGTAGAAATTTAGTGGGTGGTGCTATAAGTGCTGGTAAGCAAGAATTAGGTAAAAAACTATTTGGAAGTAGAGGTGGTAGTTCTTTGGGATTAGCAACGGGTAGAATACCAAGTGGAATTACACCAACCCCATCTAACGAATTTCCAACTTTATATACTGATAAAAGTTTAAGAAATTGGGGTAAATTTGGATTTAATTATGGTTCGTTAGAACCAACTACTGGTGCTCAAAGATTAAAAGAAGATAAAAAGGGAAATAGGTATAGTAAAACTATCATCAAAGAAGGTAATGATAAAAATGATTTATCTTATAAACAAGAAGTTGAAAATGTACCAACTATTAAATTTAGTGCTGAACCTGAAAGAGCAAGTAAATTTTCAAATGTAACTAAAAACCCAAATTATAAAGATGTATCTACGGAAAACTTCTTAGAAACAAAAAGAGGAATGTACACCATTAGTGATAAAGTAAATATGAGTGGTGTGTATGCTGGTGAGGGTGATGATGAATTAGATGCATTAGATTTCGTAACTCTTAAATTTACTTCATTAGGTACAGTTAGTGGAGCATTACGTTCAGCAAATTTTAGAGCAACTATTAGTGGATTAACTGAAACCTTTTCTCCCTCTTGGAGTGGACAAAAATTTATTGGAAACCCATTTAGTTATTATACATACGATGGAATAGAACGAAGTGTTTCTTTTAATTTTAAAACATATTCTTTAAACGCAGCAGAACATAAAAAGGCTTGGGATAAACTTAACTTTTTATCTGGATTAACTTATCCAGCTGATTATTATGGAAACTCCGCTATAAAATCACCACTTATAATGTTTACATTGGGTGATATGTATAATAAAAAGGCAGGTTTTATAGAATCTCTTTCATATACTATTGATGATACTACACCTTGGCAAGTGATGAGTGAGGAAAATACTCATTTAAATAATACAGCTCAAATTACAAGTCAACTATTATATGGTAAACCAAACGGAATACCCCAAAACCCACAAAATAATGAAATAGATATGACTGGTTATAGATTACCTACAATTGTTGATGTGGCTATTACCATTAAATTTGTTGAAAATAGAAAAGAAACTGGTACTGAAGATGGTAATAGAAAACTTTATACATTTACATCACAAACATAATAAACTATGGCAAGTAGATATCAAAATAACGAAGTTAAAAAAATAGGAGATGGTAGAATAGTATATCGTTCTAAAATATATCCTCAAATACCATTGAGAGATGATGATATTATAGTAGCATCTGAGACTGGTGATAGATTGGATACAATTGCTTATCACTATTATGGTGATGCATCCCTTTGGTGGATTATCGCAGCTGCCAATAACATTCACAATGCACCATTTGGTTTAAAAGATGGTACGATTTTAAGAATACCACAAAACTTTATAGAGATAAACAATCAATTTAAAAAATAAGTTATATGTCATTTCCGAATTTCTCAAATATTCAGGATTTTGTTAGAAGTACTTTATTAAAAAGAGTAGGCAATACTGAATTATTATCAAAACTAAATCCATTTGTAAGATTGGTTTCTGGTGGTGGGGGTGGATTAGTTTTAGATTCAAATCCAGATAATAATTTGTTTAGAGCAGCTGGTAGAACATATGGTTCATCTACACAAGCTGGTAGAATAGGTACAACTTGGGGTGGTGCTGATATAAATCCCTCTGCTGGACAAGGTTATAGACCTTCTCCAATTGTAACCTCATTAGAAGTGGATGAGGGTTCTGGTAATTTGAGTAGAAAAGCAAGTTTTTCTATAACTTGTTTTACTAAAGAACAAATGGAAGTGTTAACTAGATACTTTTTAGAACCTGGTATGAGTGTGTTTATAGAATGGGGCTGGAATACATCAAATGGTGTTAGTGGATTAACACCATTAAATGCATCTGCAATATCTAAATTTCAAAATTCATCAAATACTAATAATGTAAGGAGTAATACTGGTGGTGAATATGATAATTACTTGGGATTTTCAACTGGTGGTGGTGTTTCTTTAGATGGTGATAAATGGACAATAAATGTAAATTGTACAGGATATACGGAATTACCAACATATTTACTTACTACCGAAACCGGTGAACAAAAACTAAACGAATCAAAAAAATTAACATCAGCTGAACCATTTGGTTTAAATTTTATTGATTCTAAAAATAGTAGTTTGGGTGATGAACGTTTTATGAAAATGTTTAATGAATTACCACAAACAAGACAAACTTTAGCAGTAAAGGGATTACGAAGTAAGTTTGCAGCAGATGATACTTATTTAATAAATTTTGATGATGAGGTTATTGAAGAATTAAATGATGAATCTGATGGATTTACTATTCCTGGTCTTGGTTGGGAAGTTACACAAGGAAAAATGACAATTGATGGAAAAAAAGTCAAATTTCCAACGGGTACAAAAATAACTGGAGATGAAAGATTTATACGATTTGATGGTATGATGGATATCATATATGAAATTGGTATTTCTGGTTATACTTTACCTGATGGTACTGAAATAACTTTTGAAATTGATTATAAAGATACTGCATGTTTAGCGTTTGAAAAAATATATAGTACTGACCCATCTAAATTATTTATACCAAATCCACAATCACCTAAATTTAATTTAGCTGCTATTAGTGCTGATAAAGGATTACCATCAATTGAAGAAATTAGAAATGCCGGTACAGTAAACAATTCACCACTTAATAAAATTAAATTTCCAAACCCAAACAATTATTCATTTACACCTTCGGATGGAGGAAAGGTAGTGACCAAAGACCCTAATCAATGGGGATACTTAAAAGATTTGTATGTTAACTTTGATTTTTTTAAAGGTATATTAGATACTAAACAATTTTATCTAAAAGATGCTCTTTATCAAATTTTAAATGGAATATCATCAGCTGTAAATGGTATGTGGGATTTTCAAATACAAGAATCAGAAGTAACATCTGGCAAGAAAAAAGTAAACAAATTAAAAATATTTGAAATGAATCTTATATCGAATGGAAAACAAACTCCTGCATATACATTTGAAATGATAGGAGCAGATTCGGTATTTATTGATGCTAGTTTAGATTTGGATATTAGTGGTGCTAAAATGAATCAAGTTATAGGTTCAAAATTAGGAGCAGATTTAAATGGTGATTCTAAAAAAGTATCATTATTTTCTAAAGGGAATGTACTTAATGACCAATTGGGTGTAAAATTAAAAAGAAAAAATACAAACAAAAACGACCCTAAGACTCAAACTGAGCAAGATAAAAAAGATATAGCAGAAGCTAATTTAAATATTATGTTAGGTAAAGCTCGTTTTTATCCAAAGGTTGAAATAAATGATAAATCTAGTATGAGTCAAGACCTTTATGATTTGTGTTATTTGGGGGCTTATAAAGATGCTGGTATATTTACCGCACTAAAAACAGGAAATGATGAAGATGCTTCATCCGCAACTCCTTTAATGCCAATTAACTTCACTTTTAAGGTTCATGGTGTTAGTGGTATAAGAAGAGGTGATATGTTTAAAGTAAATGGAGTACCATCTGTATATAATGATGGATTTTTTCAAGTATTAAGTGTTAAACATAGTATTGAGGGTATGATGTGGACAACCGAAGTAAGTGGTGGATATAGAAATAATAAATAATTATGAATATAGATAGATATAAGGAAATAGCTCATTTGGGTTCTGAGTTTAATCAGACAAACATAGTAGCATATATACCTAAACCAATTGATATTGATTATAATCGAGGATATATTACTAGATACTTTATTCAAAAATCAAATGACCCATCTTCCGTAATATACGAAATTAGAAAAAAATCTACCTCTAAGTTTTCTACTAATTCATTTTATAATGTAGTTTCATTAGATTGGAGAATTAAAGGAAGTCCATCCGAAGTAAAGAAATCAAATTCGGCATCTGTAAGAATAGCATCTCAATCAATGAGAAATATTCAACTATATCTTCCCAACCTTTTACAATTTCATAAGAAATAATTTGGATAATTAAAATATTTTTCTTATATTTGTTGGATGATTGTAGTAGAGTCTAACAAAGAGAAGGAAGAATTTATCAAAAGATGGGAATCTGAACCATCTATTGTAGTTCCCATATGGTGTGATTTAGAAAAACACCCGATGAACAATGAACTTGCGTTTTTGTTCGTTATGATTGGAAAATCCACCTTTATCCTCATATATAATCATATTGATGGGAAATCCCATCATTTAGACCTTTCCAAATCTACACAACCAAAATGGGTGTGGAATAAAAAGGGCTTATTACAAAGTGGTACAAATATACAAAATATTTTTGATATATCCAATTATTACTTCTTTGAAAAGAATCAAACTATACCCGATGAGGTACAAAATCAACCATTTATATCACATTATACCCGAATGGGTATAAGAGATGGTTTGGGAAAGATAGCACCTTTGATGAAGTGGGGAGAGTACTTAAAATCATTTGTTGATAATATAAGTAGTACTATTCCTCCTCCCGATTTATCTCCTAAAAGTTGGATTGATGACACGATGATTCCTCTTTTATCTCAGATTGAACGATATGGTGTTCGGGTCGATGGGAGAAAATTTTTTGATAGATATCCACAAGCCACTAAACATTTAAACAACAATATCGTATATACCGAATATAACCCATATACCATTACATCCCGTCCTTCCAACCGATTT